GCCTTCGCTGCTGACCCGTCGCATAGTCATTTCGAGGCCGTCCGAGGCCACATGTCCGCGCTACTGCAAGCCGGGCAGGCCAAGGACCTTGCGGATGCCTATGAGCAAGCCGTCTACGCCAATCCGACCACGCGGGCCGCTGTTCTACAGCAGCAGGCCGCCGCGCAGCGGGAAGAGGCAGCGAAGAAGGCGCAAGCGGCAAGAGCCGCGGCGAGCGTCAACGTACCGCGCCGTCCGGCCATGCCAACAGCCCAGCCCATAGGTTCTATGGACGACACCATTCGCGAAACGTTCCGTCGACTGACGGGCGCCGCATAAAGACTAGGAGCATTCAATGGCATCCCCAGGACAAGGTTACGCAGCCGGCAACTTCGGCGTCTTCTCCGAACTGGTCACGACGACCTTCCGCAATCACAGCAAGGAAGTCGCCGACAACATCTCGAAACACAACGCGCTGTATCGCAAGCTGACCGATGGCGGCAAGGTCCGTCTCGAAGACGGCGGCCTGTCGATCGTTCAGCCGCTCGAATACGCCAACAACTCGACCTACCAGCGTTACAGCGGCTACGACGTGCTGAACATCTCGGCGGTCGACGTGCTGAGCGCCGCAGAATTCCCGTGGCGCCAAGTGGCCGTCAACCTGGCCGTCTCCGGCCTGGAGATGCGCACGAACTCCGGCGAAAACCGCATCATCAACTTCGTGAAGTCGAAGGTGCGCAACGCTCAACACTCGTTCGCAAACGGCCTGTCGGCCGACCTGTACAGCGACGGCACCGCGGCCAATCAGATCAACGGTCTGCAGGCCCTGATCGCTGACGCCGGCACCGGCACCGTGGGCGGCATCAACAGCTCGACCTACGGCTTCTGGCAGAACGTCGTGCAGTCGGCGGCAAGCCCGTTGCAAGGCGGTGGCTCGATCACGCCGAGCGCCTCGACGATCGAGTCGCTGATGCTGCCGCTGTGGATCAAGCTCACGCGCGGCATGGACATGCCGAATCTGATCGTGATGAGCGACGACTACTTCACGTTCTACGAGCAGTCGCAGACCTCGCTGAAGCGCTACACGTCGAGCGACGAAACCGGCAAGGGCGGCATGATCGGCATGAAATACAAAACCGCCGACGTGTTCTTCGATTCGTCGGGCGGTATCCCGACGCAGCACGCGTACTTCCTGAACACGAATTACATGGACCTCGTGGTGCACAAGGACGCGAACATCACCATGCTCGACGACGTGGAATCGATCAACCAGGACGCGCTGGTGAAAACGATCATCTGGCAGGGCAACCTGGCAGTGTCCAATCGCTCGCTGCAGGGCGTTCTCAAAGCGTAATTCGGCGGTGCGCTGCTTCGTTGGCGCGCCTCGATTCACAGATTCGCCGCACAGCGGCACGAAAGGAACATTCATGTTTTCTGCAATCAGTGGGTTTGCTGGAACCCAGCCGTTCAACGACTGGTTCACGCCGGATACGGTTCAGCGGCATGTGCTGGGCACCCGAGTTACCGCAGTCGACCCGTATTGGGGCCTGGGCACGTTCATGTACGTCAAGAGCAACGACGCGATCCTGAAGGGTTCGTTGGTGATGTGGGACGAGTCGTTCAACGGCGCACTCCTGCCGAGCACGGCGAACCAGGGCTTCTCGTTCGGCGTCGCGATGGCTCCGATGGCATCGGGCGTCTATGGCTGGGTTCAGGTGGAAGGCCGCGCCGTCTACAAGACCAATGCAACGGTAGCGGCAGATGCTGCGATCGGCGTCGCTGCGGCAGGGATTGCCGGCACCAACGCCGCTGGCAAGCAACTGCTCAACGTGCGCAACCGCGTGGCCGCTACCGGCATCGTGACCGCAACGGCAACGACCACCAACGGCACCAACGTGCTGTACTGCCCCAAGGGCTACGACGGCTTCTTCCTGGGCGCAGCGTTGTCCGGTACCGGCATCCCCGCTTCGACCGTCGTCGCCGGCCTTGACCCCGATGGCAAGCGCATCTACACCGGCTCGGCAATCGGCACGTTCGGCGACAAGAACTCGACGGCAACCGGCAACATCACCTTGACCGGCACCTACACCGGCTATGGTTCGGGCGTCATCAACAACCCGTTCGCACAAGGCGCGATCACCTGATCGCCAAGCGTCCTCTCACGAGGGCGCTTATCAATGCTGGCAAGGCATCGATAAGCGCTACCGCTTACCACAGGAGAACCCAATGGCCTACGCCGACCCGATGTCCCGAGTACCGTTTTTCATGTTCCAAGACCGCGAGCACGGTGTTGACGCAGTTGCGTCGGCCGAGCGCGGTTACGAAGTGCCCCGTGTCGTCACGTTCATCCTGATCTCGCCGCACGGTCACAAGGGTGACCCGATCGAGTTCTTCGCAGATGAATTCATCGAACGCAAAGCACGCGAGGCGCGCGAGGGACGCTACGACATGGCATGGGTGAAGGAGTTCCAAGCCGGCCTGGAGATGCATCGCGAAGGCAAGGAGATCCCGCGCAATGGTACGCCGCTGATCACGTGGGAGCGCATTCTGAAAAGTCGTCGCGAACAGCTGGCACGTCGCTTCCCGACGGTGGAAGACTTGGCCGCAGTGCCGGATTCCTCGCTGGGCGAGATCGGCCTTGACGGCCGTGTGCTCCGCGACATGGCAAAGGCCGACATCCAGGCGAAGAAGGACCTGTCGCCGGTCGTGAAGGAGCTCGCTGACACGAAGGAAGAAAACCGCCGTTTGCAAGAGCAAATTGCTGCCCTGGCTGCTCGCCTGGATGCGATGGGAGAAGACAAGCCGAAGCGCGGCCGCCCGCGCGCAGAAACCGTGGAGTAAAACATGGCGCTTACGTGCCTTCAGATCATCCAGACCGCATGTAAGCGCATCGGTATTCTGTCGCCGAATGCCGCCGTCACGGCAACGGACCAGCAGATCATCCAACTTGTCGCCCTGGCCGAGGAAGAAGGCCAGGAACTCGCTACGCGCTATCCGTGGGAAGCACTGCAGGTTGAGGCCACATTCACGACCGTGGCCGCCCAAGTGCAAACGACTCTTGCGGCGATCACGAGCGGCTTCGATTACATAGTCAACGACACGATCTGGAATCGCACGCTGCGCCGACCGGTGTATGGCCCGAAGTCTCAGCCGGACTGGCAAGAGGCCAAAGCTAATCAGATCAACGGGCCATTCAACTCGTTCCGCATCATCGCGGACACCATCAACTTTTATCCCAACCCGGTAGCTGGACAAACCTGCGCATTCGAGTATCAATCGCGCGCCTGGGTCAACACGTCGGTCGGCGGGACATCGGACACCTGGACCAATGATGCCGATACGCCCAAGCTCGATGGTCAGTTAATCGTGCTCGGCACCATCTGGCGATGGAAGGCTGCAAAAGGTCTCGATTACGCCGAGGATTACGCCAAGTATGAGCGTCGTGTGGCGGACGCCATGGCGCGCGACTCTGGCAAGGCAAAGTTGGACATGGGCGGCAGCACCCCTGACATCCAGCCAGTCGTTTTGGTGCCCCGCGGATCTTTCGGGGCCTGAGCATGCGTACCCCTCAAAAACGCCTCACAAGATCCCAGGTGTCGCGGACGTTTTCCGTTTCGGCGCCTGTGGGCGGCTGGAACGCACGCGACCCGCTTGCCGAGATGAGGCCGTCCGAGGCCGTGCTGCTCGAAAACTTCTTCTGCACGCCATACGACGTGATGGTGCGGTATGGGAACACGAACTGGTCGACTGGCATCAGTGGGACCGTTAACACGCTGATTTCGTACGCACCTCCAAGCGGCTCGCCAAAGCTTTTTGCTGCCGCGGGCGTCAATATCTACGATTGCACTTTCGCGGGAGCCGTAGGCACGCCAAGTATCAGTGGAAACCTTGGCGACAAGTGGCAGTGCGCAAACTTCGGCACGGCCGGCGGCAACTTCCTTGTCATGGCAAACGGTAGCGATCTTCCCCTCGTGTTCAACGGCAGCGCATGGGGCAACATCTTTCCCGCAGCATTTAACACGACTGTGACAAGTATTACGAGTTCCGGGACGCTCGCTACTGTGACGATGGCGAACCCGCATAATCTCAAGACCGGCATGCAAGTCGTCGTAGCGGGGTTCACCCCATCTGGCTACAACGGCACATACACCATCACGGTAACAGGTGCGTCAACGTTCACGTACGTTCTCGCTGGTGCGCTTGGGGCGACCACAGTAACGGGTACCGTCACGCCGGCCGCGAACTTTGCCATCACTGGCGTCGACCCAACCTTACTAATTAGCGCAAACGTCTTCAAAAATCGGCTGTGGTTTGTCGAGAAGAACAGCACGCGGGTGTGGTACCTGCCGACGCTTTCGATTGGCGGTGCGGCGCAGCAGCTTGACTTCGGAAGTTTGTTCAGCGCAGGCGGCTACCTCATGGCGATGGGGAACTGGTCTCTAGATGCCGGCTACGGCATGGACGACTACGCCGTGTTCGTGTCGTCGCAAGGCCAAGTCGCCGTGTACAAAGGCACCGATCCCGCAAGCGCTTCCACTTGGTCCCTCATTGGTGTTTTCGATGTGGGATCGCCGATTGGGCGCCGCTGCCTCATGAAGTATGCGGGCGATCTGACCATGATCTGCCAGGATGGCTTGGCGCCCCTGTCGAAGGCCATGATGTCATCGCGCGTGAACTCGCAGGAGATGTTGACCGACAAAATCCAGCACGCCATCAGCGATTACATCTCGAGCTACGGCGCGAATTTTGGCTGGGAAGTCGCCCTCTTCCCCAAGGAGAACATGCTGCTGCTGAATGTCCCTGTCAATGGCGGGACTTCCGTTCAAGCGGTGATGAACACGATCAGCGGCGCATGGTCGCAGTTCTCGGGATGGAATGCGACGTGTTTCGAGCTACATGGTGATTTCCTGTATTTCGGCACAGCTGGCGGCGTCTGCAAGGCCTGGGACACCAACTCAGATGCCGGCACCAATATCAATTTCAACGCCCTGCAGTCGTTCAACTACTTCGGTCGCAACGCTCAGCAGAAGAAGGTCAACATGGTGCGGCCTATCGTGTCGACAGACGGCACACCAACTATCCTCTTTGGAGTCAACGCTGACTTCGACACCTCCGATCCCGCGGGCATCCCATCGTTTTCCCCTGCCGCGATCCCGCCGGCCCTATGGGATTCGGCGACGTGGGACGGGGCCGGCGTGTGGGGCGGTGACATGGGCATCAAGCGCGATTGGCAGACGGCTTTTGCCATCGGTTATTGCCTGGCGGGCCACATGAAGGGCTATGCGAAAGATACGCGCCTACGCTGGGCAGCAACCGACTTCCTTATCGACGAGGGAGGTGTCCTGTGATGGTATTTGGAGAACACATCGCGCGCTGGGTCGCGGAGCGCACCGGGGGCATGTATTTCGCCGGTTCCGGCCAGGGTGTTGGCTGGCTCAGAAATGGTGAGCTGGTTGCCGGCGTCTTATTCGACAACTTCACCGGCCAGTCGGTGCAAATGCACGTGGCCGCGGATGGTAAGCACTGGCTGTCCCGGGAATTCCTTCGTTTCTGCTTCCGCTATCCGTTCGAACAGATGAAGGTCAACAAGGTCATTGGGCTTGTCGATTCGACCAATGAAGCGGCGCTGCGTTTTGACCAGCACCTTGGATTCACGCAGGAAGCTGTGATCAAGGATGCTGGTCGAAAGGGCGACACCATTATTTTGACTATGACACGCGATCAGTGTCGATTTCTTGGGGATTAAATCATGGGCAAGCCCGACGCACCACCACCACCGGACTACGCAGGCGCCGCCAAGGAAACCGCAGCCGGGAACCTAGAGGCTGCGCAGCAGGCCACCAAGGCGAACCGCGTCAACACGTACACCCCTTACGGCAACCTCACATATTCGCAGGATCCGAACGACCCGAACAAATGGTCGTCGACCGTCTCTCTATCGCCTACCGGCCAGGCGCTACTGGACCAGCAGAACAAGACCAGTCTCGGCCTCGGGAATTTGCAGGACGCCGCGACAGCCCGCGTAGGAGCCACGCTGGGCTCGCCAATGCCTAGCGCCTACGATCCGACGAAGGCGACCAACAACGCAGCCGATCTCATCAATTCGCGTCTTCTGCCGCAGCAACAACGCGACCGGGCCGACCTTGAGACGCAGCTTGCCAACCAGGGGATCATGCCGGGCTCGGAGGCATACACGCGTGCGATGGACCAAATCGGCCGCGATCAGAACGACGCGCGACAGCAGGCGCAACTGCAGGGCATTACGCTCGGCCAAAGCCAGCAGGGACAGCAGTACGCCCAAGAGGTCGCGAACCGGAACATGCCGATGAATGAGCTAAATGCGATCCGCACCGGGGCGCAGGTTACGAATCCAACGTTCCAGCAGGCGCCGCAGCAAGCGACGACCAGCGGGCCCGACATGATGGGCGCTGCGAATGGTATGAATCAGTACAACCTTGGCCTGTTCAACTCGAAAGTCGGCCAGCAAAACTCGACCATGAGCACCCTTGGGCAACTCGGAAGCGCTGCGATCATGTTCTCGGACGCTCGCCTCAAGGATCGCATTCGCCGGATCGGCACGCATGACACTCTCGGTATCGGCATCTATGCCTACAACAAGTTCGGCAAGCCGGAAATCGGCGTGCTGGCTCACGAGTTAGAGGCTGTTCGGCCCGATGCTGTCCATGTGCACGCAAGCGGCTACAAGATGATCGACATGGGGGCACTGTAATGGCGGGCAATCCGTTCACCAGCGCACAGGCGCCGGCCGCAATGCAGATGCTCGCGCCTGACATCGCGACACAGCAAACGCAGTTGGCTCGTCAGCAGCAACTGGCCGACATGCTCCGGCAGCAGGCATTACAACCTGATCCCGGTACGCAAGTCATCAACGGCTGGGCCGTCCGAAAAAGCCCGCTGGAAGCGCTCGGCCGAATGGCGACGGCGCTAATGGCGACGAAGGGCCAATCCTCAATCGAGGACAGGCATCTTGCGCTGGCTAAGGCAATGCAAGGTCGCATGAGCGATGTTTTCGATTCCATGGCGGGTGGCTCTCAGGGAGGCAGCATGCCCGCGTCGGCCCCCTCCGCGCCAAGCGTTGCTCAACCGGCGCCCCAAGAGCCGCCCCAGGCTTCGGGCGCGACGACGGGCGCCGGGTTGGCTCCCCAGCCCGCACCGGCAGTAAGCCAGATCGATCGCATCCGCAATCAGGCGAAAGCCGCCTACTTGATGGGGAATACCGATCTCGCAAACAAGCTGCTGGAGAACGTCAGCACTCTGACCAACGAGCAGAAGAACATGGCCGCCATGGGCCAGGATCCGCTGCAAATGGGCCGCTATGCCACCGCGGCAGCGCGTAAGGGCGGCATCATTGAACTTCAGCCTGGTACGACTGCGCTCGACTTGTCTACCGGTCAAGAGCGATTCCAGCCGAAGGTCGGCGAAGGTATTTCACTCAACGGCGGCGTTGCCTCCGCGATCCCAGGCTATGCCGGCGCAAATGCCGAGATCGCAGGAGCATCGGCCGGCGCCACGGCCGGCGCGCAGGCTCAGCACAAGCTCATCACCGTCAACACGCCGAATGGGCCTGTGATGATGACCGAAGAACAGGCAGCGCAGTTGTCGGGCGGCGGCGGTGCGCAGCAATCTGGCGGTGTGCATTTCAACAGTCCGGCTCCAGGTGGCGTGGACCTGAACTTCAAGGGCAATCCCCAGGCGGTATTCGATCGGTTGTCCAAGCTTCCCGAGCCGGATCGGACGGCGGCATTGCAGGCATTCGGCCAGTACGCCGGCCAACCGTCTGCGCCCTCTTCCGGTCAGGTCGGCATCCCATTGAAGACGCCAGCACAAGAAGCGCAGGAACTGGCCGATGTGAAGGCGCGCAACGAACCCCGGTTGGCACAGAACACCAAAGAGGCCACCGACATGGCCGATTACAAGAAGGCGCTCGACGGGCACTTGAGCGATTCGCAAGCACTCCTGCAGCGCATCGCGCAATCGCGTGAAGCGCTGACGAAATTCCGCGCGGGCGGCGGCGGTGACACGCGCGTGCAGCTGGCGCAATGGGCACAGGCAATCCCCGGCATGCCGACGTCGGTTGTCGACAAGATCGCAGGCGGTGATCTGAGCGCAGCGCAGGAGTTCCAGAAATACGCCGCGCAGGAAGCACTCGGCACGATGCAGCAGGCGCTGGCAAGCGACACCGGCAAGGGCTCGCAGGGCAATCGGATCGCGATGCAGTTATTCATCAAGAACAATCCGAACCTCGACACGGACCCGCGCGCGATTGAGAAGATCTTCAACTTTCAGACGCAGTTGCACGACCAGATCAAGGCGCAGTCCGACGCCTACCAGAAGTACGTCAGCACGCCAGGGAACAACCCCAGTGACTTCCCGAACTGGTGGGCGACGGAAGCGATCAAGCGCGGCTTCGTGAAGCCTGAAATCAAGAGCGGATATGCCAAGGGCATTCCTCCGAACGTGCAGGCAGTCTTGGACAAGTACAAATAATGGACGACCTCGACCAACTCAATGCGGCCCTGCTGAAGGCGGATGCGGCCGGCGATACGGCAAGCGCGAAAATCCTTGCGGACCATATCCGACAGGTGACAGCGCAAGCGCAGGCACAACAGCAGAAGCCGCAGGCGAAGCAGTCGGCCGGCACGCTTGCAAACGCATGGGACGGCGTGAAGAACCTTGGCATCGGCTTGTACCGCGGCGTCATGGACCCGATCGACGGCGGCGCGCAGCTGGCTGCCCATGGCGTGGCATCAGGCGTACACTTCATCGCCCCCGGTACGGCCGCGGACAAGTTCTTTGCGGATCAGGCACGCGGTGTTGACAACATCAATACCAATCGCGAGAACGCATATCAGGCGCTCACGCCCGGGTCGGTCACAGCAGGTGTTGGCCGCATCGGCGGCAACATCATCGTACCAATCAAAGGCACGCAAGCAGCTCGCGGTGCAAGTCTAGGCGCAAGGCTTGCAAGCGGCGTCACGACCGGCGCGCTTGTCGGCGCAGCACAACCTGTATTCGGTGCTGGCGACCGCAATCTAGAAAGCCTGATCTCCGACAGCCAACCGGTCGACTACTGGGGCGAGAAGGCCAAGCAGGTTGGCCTCGGCGCAGCATTGGGCGGTGGCTTGTCGGGTTTGGCGGCCAGCGGCGGCGCTGCAGTTAAAGCTCTGCAGCCGCTCATCTCTCCCAAATCGACGGTCGGGGACCAGCTGCTGAAAGGTCTTAGCAAGGTCTCCGCCTCTACCCCTACGGCGGCTCCCGCCACCGGAGACATGGCCGGGCTAATGGGCAGCCGCGCCCCGTCTGATGTTCTGGCGCGCCTGCAGTCGGCCGTTCCGCTTGTGGAGGGATCGCTTCCGACAACCGCACAAGTGGCAGGGGTGCCTGAGCTCGTGATGGCCGAGAAGACGCTGAAGAACAACCCAGCTTACCGCGGCGCGTTTGAAGACCGTGCGATCGCCAACAACGCGGCGCGTCTCGGGAAGCTGCTGTCGATCGCTAAAACGCCACAAGACCTACAAGCCGCCATCAACGCACGCAGCGCCGAAGCTGGGCCGCTGTACGACGCAGCGAAGGCGGCGACATTCCCGGTCGACGATGCGCTGGCCTCTTTGCTCGCGCGCCCATCAGCAGAGCAGGCCGTCAAGCGCGGCATGAAGTTGGCTGCTGAACGCGGCGAGAAGGTATCACTTGACGGCGCTACGCCAGCCGCGCCTGTACCGTCGGCCATCGTCGACGCAGCGGGCAATCCACTTGTAAGCGCCTCTCCTGCACAGGCTGGCAAGATCAGTGGCAACATGCTGCAATACCTCAAGATGGGGCTCGATGATCTTCAAAGCGAGGGGCGCACGCAGGGTATCGGAGTGCATGAGGCCAACGCGTTGAGCGATACCCAAAGCGCGCTGCGCGATTGGATGGGGAGGAATTCGCCTGACTTCGCACGCGCAAATGCTGCGTATGCGAAAGCGAGCCAGCCGATCAATACTATGCAAGCCGCGCAGGATCTTCATGACGCTCTTGCGGGCGGCGCGATGAATGCGGCCGGCGAGATCGCACCGCCATTGTCGAGATATCGGGCTCAATTAGCCAAGGCTCTGAAAGATTCTCCCTATGGGATAGACCCTGACGCACAGAAATCGCTCGAAGCAATTCAGCAAGACTTGCAGCGCGAGACGATTTCCAACTCGATCAAATCCCCGGGCTCCGATACCGTCTTTAATGCCCAGGCGCCGAACTGGCTTGCCGGACAGCTCTATGGCAATAACCTCGATGGCGGCTCGAAAACCGCCATGGCCTTGGGCGGGCTCTTGGCCGGCAAAGGAAGTCTTGGCATGGCTACAGCTGGAGGCGTACTCGGCGCTCAAAAAGTCGGCCAATTCGTCGGCAATCGGGTCAATAACGAGTTTCAGCAAGCGATGCTCAACCCCGACTACTTTGCTAAGTTACTTGGAGAGGCGCTTGACCGACAGTCGGGTGATCCTTCGACGTTCCAAAACCTCGCGCCAGTGTGGACGCGGGCGGCGACAGTTGGGGCGGAAAAGATCGCGGCGCCTGGGCGATAGCCAGTGAATTAAGCCTGGAAGGAACAGGCACGCAGCAATTTTTGCAGCAAGGAAGATGGTCATTTTTATCCCTGTGAAGGGACCTGTGTAACACAGACGAGAGTTCATTATGCCACGCAACGGAAGCGGTACGTATGCCCCGCCAGCAGGTCAGCCAGTAGTCTCCGGCACGACCGTCGCAGCATCAACCTTCAACTCCCTGGTCAGCGATCTTAGCACCGAACTAACCCGGTCCCTGAGCACTGACGGGCAAACGCCGATGGGGGCGAGCCTGCCGATGGGGGGCAACAAGATTACATCCCTGGCAGCCGGTACGAATCCGACTGATGCGGTACGAGTTGACCAGATCCCAAACTTCTTAGCTTCTGGGACCGGCGCAGTCTCTCGCACTGTCCTTGATCGAGGCAGGGATACCGTCAGCGTCTTCGATTACATGACGTCCACGCAGATCGCGAATGTGCGCACTGGCGTCGCAACTGACATCACAGCTGCTGTTCAAGCTGCCATAAACTCGTTCACGACGTATGCGGGCGAGGTTATCCTGCCGCCAGGCACCTTCCAACTTTCGGCTCCGCTGGTCACATCGATCGCGGGCCTTAAGATCCGTGGGGCGTCGAAGTTCGGCACATACCTTACAGCCGCCGCAGGTGCGACCTTCGACATGCTCCGCATCGCACATCAATTATGCGAGGTGAGCGGCATTGTCTTCCGGCCCGCAAGCGCTACGCAGGTCCCGATCCGCATCTATGCCGGTAGGGCGCACATCCACGATAACTACTTCCTGGCAGCCGTCAACAACTCCGGCACCGGTATTTTGCTGACGGACACGAGCCCCGTCGACAGTTCATTCGTACCGGGCGCCTATGCTCACACGTTCGACAACAACATGATCGGTGACAGCGGCTACGCTTTTGCTTACGGCATCACCGAGAGCAGCGCGCAAGGCATTACCGCAACCAAATTCCTGGCTAACACCATCATTTCCGATCGCCCAATCAAAATCAACAAAGGCGGCGCGAACACGTATATCGGGAATGTGCTCCAAAGCTCAACCGGAACGTCCGGCACGAAAGCAGGATCAGGCCTGACGCTAGGCAGCGGTGTGGTCGGTGAAAAAATCTTCGGCAACTATTTTGAGCTGCTTTCGGTGATGATCGAAACGTCTAATAGTGACGCTACCTATCAAATCTTCCATGCAGTCGGCAATCATAACGATAACTGTGTTGCGGCGGTATCCGATGCTGGAGCCAAGAACTACGTCATCGAAGACACGGTAGGCAAGGTCGAAAACCGCAATGGGTGGTCGACAAGATATTCAACCACTTGGGGCGTGAATACCCCGGGGGGCGTGAACACGTTCGGCGCCGATGCAAACGGCAACTGCTTCCTCGGTACGTCCAGCGGTGCATCGCACATCATCAACCGCCCAGGATCGACGGAAAGCACTGTCATTCTTAGCTTCCAGGCGGCTGGAACATCCATCGGCTACATGCAAGACGCGCGTGGTACTGGCATCAATGGCGCGAATACACTTCTTGCGCTCAACAAGCATTCGACGACAAGCCGGTCAATCAACGCAGCCGGCACGGTCAATGCCAGCGGTGCGGACTATGCCGAGTACATGCGGAAGGCCCAAGGTTGTGGCGTTATCGCTAAAGGCCAGATCATCGGCATCGACAGCAATGGCGAAATTACCGACCAGTGGGCATCATCGCTGACCTTCGCGACGAAATCGACCGCTCCTTCGTACGTTGGCGGTGATGGGTGGTTCACCACTCCGCGCCCCGAGGCTCCGACGACCGAGGCCGGCGCCGAAGTGCTTACCCAATACGAGCAGGACATGTCCGCATGGGAGGCCGCGCACGAGACCGCACGCCAGTGCGTGGACCGCATCGCCTTCGCCGGTCAGGTTCCCGTGAACGTCTACGGAGCTACGCCCGGCCAGTACATCGTGCCCGCGCAGGAAGGCGATGGCATCAAGGGCATTTCCAAGAATGACTCCGACATGACCATATCCGATTACATGCGCACCATCGGCCGGGTCATCGCCATCGAGCCTGACGGCCGCGCACGCGTCATTGTCAAGGTCGTATGACATCTTCCCAACCACCGTCAATACAACCATGAAAGTCCAAAACATGAGTGAACCAATTTCCGGCGCCGCGGCCGGCGTCGCAGGGTGGAAGATCCTCGGCGGCCTGGCCGGTACCGGCGTCGGAGCCGGCTTGGCCGCGTACATCGTCATGTCCATGACGAAGCCCAAGACAGACCAGGAATGGCACGTCGCCCTGATCTGCACGCTGGCCGGCTCGATCGGCGGCGGCGCCGCGCTGATCAGCTGGCTCGGCCTTCAGCGCTGGGCCGACGACGTGTTCGGCCTCGTCGGCATGTTCGGCATCGCGTTCGCTTGCGGCCTGCCGGCGTGGCTGATCGTGCGCGCGCTGTTCCTGTACATCGACAAAAAACGCGACGCCGACATCACCGAGATCATCGCGGATGGCGCGCAGGCCGTGAAAGCCGTGAAGGATGCCATCTGATGACGCCTTCCGAATTCATCGACCAGCTTCTGCCGGCCGCGCTGACCTGTCAGCACACGAGCGGCATTCCGGCGTCGTTCACGCTCGCCCAGGCGGCGCTCGAATCGTCGTGGGGCGCTCGCGCTCCTGCGTTCAATCTTTTCGGCGTGAAGCCTGGGCCAGCGTGGCGCGGCCCCGTCGTTCAGGTGGACACACATGAATATGTGAAAGGTGTGCGCGTAGCCGTCAAATGCCCCTTCCGCGCGTACGGCAGCTGGCTGGACTGCATGAAGGATCATGCCCAGTTCTTCCTGCAGAATCCGCGCTACCGGCCGTGCTTCCGCGAAAAGACGGGTGAAGGCTGGGCCCGAGCGGCAGCGGCGGCCGGTTACGCCACGGATCCTGCGTACGCTGACAAGCTGATCGCGATCATCCGCGGGCGCAACCTCTCGCGCTTCGACGCTCAGCTGGCCGAGGTGGCGCCGTGAGCGCGCTGGAACGGCTGCTCGTCGGCGCCGTGCTCGCCGTGCTGCTCGCCACGGGCGCGTGGCTCGGACTGCGGCATTACGGAGCCGAACGGTTCGCCGCCGGCTACGCGGCCGCCGTCGACGTGGGTAAGAAGCAGCGCGACCGCGACGTCTACCTCAACCAGCAAACCGAGGATGAGCTGCGATCGCTGCTCACGGCCAAGGACGCTGACGCCTATCGAAAGGAACAGGAATATGCATCAAATCTCGAAGCTGCTCAGCGCCGCGTGCGCGCTGGCACTGACCGCCTGCGCTGCCCCGCAGCAGGTCCCGTACAGCCCGGCGCCGCGGCCTCAGATCGACCCGCTGCCGGCGAACCTCCAGCTGACGGAGGAGGACCGGACATTGTGCCGGAGGATGCTGCTGCGATTCTCGGCGACGGAGCAGCAATTGCAGGACTCGTGCGGCGATACGGCCAAGTCGTCGAGCGCTTCGAAGCCTGCCGGGCAGTGAACGCCAAATGACCGACTACCACGTCATCACACCCGAGGCTGCGGAGCTGGTCATGCAGGTCATCGAGGGCGAACTCATCATCGTTCCGCCCTCGACCGACCAGCACTCGAAAGAGACTCCGGAGATTACAGAAATGGGCTTCTAAGTTATTGTTTACTTTGGGGCTCGTCCCTGCATTTTTGTGCATGTGGCAGACCGAAAAAGATCATCCAAAGCCTTGATTCACCTATGAGAACACAGCTTTACAACTAGGTTTCAGATGTAAATATCTGCACTCGAAAGCGCGCCCGTACCTAAAGGCGATCCGCAATTTTTACAGAAATACGTCTGAAATTTTACTGAATCACCTTGCCTTGACGGTCTTCCATCCACCGCGCAGATCGTCGTACTTGGCGGTCATCTGAGCACTCTTGTGGCCGAGGACCGCCTGTGCGAAATCTGCTCCGAACTCCTCCCGGTAGAGACGTTCGGATAGGCTGCGGATCTCATGGAATGTCGGCGGTGTGCGACCGTCCGACGCCTCGATCTTTGCTTTCTCACGAGCGTCCTTGAACGCATCAGATAGCCCACCAGACCTGACCTTGTCACCCGGCTTGATGCTCGAGACCCGCTCGGTATGGTGGACCAAATACCGGCTCACGATCAAGTCTCGACATCCTGCAATCACTTCGCCGATCGACAGGCCGATTTTTGTCAGCCGGATTGCCCCATCGAGCTGCAGTCGCGTCTCACCGCCAGACTTCCCCTGGGCAACATGCAGAAATCCATCCTTGTAGTCGGCAAACTTCATGTTGGCGATGTCGTCGCGGCGCTGGCCGGTGACAAGGGCGAGCATCATCGCGTTCTTACCCCATGTGCACGCCTGCTCGTGGATCAGCCAGAATTGCTCCAGGCTCAGTCGCTCGCGCTTCACCTTATAGTCGGCATTGAACGTAGCCGCTACCGGGTTTCTACCGACGTCGATCACACCCTGGGTTTCGGCCCACCTGAATACGTCGCGTAGCTTGGAGCGCATGTTGCGCGCCTGACCCGGTCCGGATGCCTGCTCGAAGGTTTCGAGGTATTTGGCAACGTGGTTCGTCTCGATGAGCCGCATGCGCATTTTGCCTAAATCGGACTCAACAAGTCTCCGAAGCATGCTGTTCGCAGCATAACGCGTGTTGGCAGACGGCTCCGTCTTCGCCTCCCACAACTGCCGGTAGATCGGCACCCACTCAGCCAACGTGTAATCGCTGCGCCCGAGCACCCAATCGACCAGTGACGACGGCTCGCGCGCGGCCAGAGCCGCATTAGCCTTACGTGCCTCCTGGAATGCATGAGCTTTTTCGCGCCCGAGGCCCTTTTGCGCTTTCGTCTCTGGGTTCCGATAGTAAAAGTACCCCGCCGAGTTCTGGTACAGGTTTGGCGGGAATGATCGGTTCTTCGCTAATCGCTGTCTGCCCATATCAGTCTACGTACTTCGCGTCTCTCTTCACTTGGTATGCGCGCCCGATCTTCTTTGGCTGCGGCTGGATATGGCCTTCGTTGACCCACTTTTGCAACGTGTTCCGGTGCGGGATCTTCGAGAACATCATCGCCGCCCATTCCTGTAGCGTCACGTATCGCGATTGAATCTTGTGCTCTTGCATATTCCCTCTCCTATTCCGTCCCTGCTTCCTCAAACCTGCGCTTGTCGCCGCGGAGTGCCATTTCCAGTGGCATCGGCCGCACGGTCGTCCTGTTGCGGCGCTCGTAGTCCGGGCGGCGCCGGTCATTCATTGGGCTGCTGAAGTGCGACGACACGCTTCGTCGTCGGTCCTGTTTTCGTTCGATCATCACTTGCCTCCATTCGATACCGTCTTGGCACCGGCACACTCTCGCAGGCCGATCTCGATGCGCACCTTGCCGCCGTGCGCGGCACAGTTGCGGATGAATACGTTGTTGTCCTCGGGCGCCGGCAGTGCCAGCCACGCGAACAGGATGGCAGCGGCGGCCAGGAAGATTGCCTTACGCATCGTCGTGCCCTTTCTCTGTTCCAGCGGTGCGACCGTCGATGTAGGCGATGAGGGCGGCGTATTCCGGCTCGGTTCCGTCGAAGCGCCAGGAGCATTGGCGGAATGCCATGGCAATTCTGCGGAACTCTGGGGTGTCGATGCTCGCCGTCTTCCGTTCTGCCCGACTGGCGATGTTTCGCTGGTCGTCGATGTGGCCAGAGCCGCCACAAGCCGTACAGCTGAGATCTGCCGTGTCTTCAGGCTGGTCGCCGTAGTTGATGAATACAGGCTCGCCATCAGGCAGAAGCGCAACGGTGGAACGCGTTTTGGCGGCTTCCTCCAGTGCTGCCTTGAGTTCCGGGTCGAGTGCAACACGCGGGCGACGTTCTGCAAGCTCGCGCTCAATCTGACGGATACGCTCGGCATACGGGGCGATGGCGTCGCGCTGGCCTTGGCGGAACTGGTCGGCGGTATAGCCTGGCTGGAATGGCCACTCAAGCTTCTTGGTCTGTCGTTTATTCATCTGCCCGGCAGGTTCAGGCAGCGGCGGCAGTTCTTGACCCATAGGGGCGGAGACAGGAGCGGTGCGGCGGTTCCAGTCGTCCGCTGACTCGGCCAGTGCACCACAATCGGTGCAGCCAGGGCCGAACTTGCCGTCATTTCCAGACCACTCGGCGGGGTCAATGTTCTGACTGCCACAGAACGGGCAAGGTTTCAGTTCGTCGCTCATTTCTTCTCCTTCGTGCTGGCGGCGATTGCTGTGCGGTCGATGCGCTCAATGTCGGCCAGAATGAGGGCGCCGGCCTTTACTAAGCAACGGCGCGGATCAGACCCTTTAAACCAATGAACGGACCATGGCCAAAACTTCGCAGGGGCCGAAAGTCCGGCAGACTTGATGGCGTAACACGCCGCTGCCTGAGCCATTTCCCCGTTGCAGTGGGTGTCATCGTGCGCCACGGTCCAGCCTTCCGCCCCAACTTGCCTGCGGCGTTCGGCCAGCACGTCGCGCGCGGCCGCCGTATACTCGCCAGCATTCGATGCATGGGATGCGAGGATTTCGCTCAAGTTGTCGGGCAGCTTGCAGCCGCGTGCTTTGGCCTCGGCGAAGAACTCGTCGTAGGTCATCGGTGCATACTGAGATGCGCCCTGCTTGGCGAGGGCTGCGCGGAGGTCGGCGATTTCGGCCTCGGCAGAGTCAAGAGCCGTTGTGGCGCGGTCGCCGCGATCCATCCAGTAATGCACTTGGCTGACTAGCTTGGCGTACCGCGCTTCATCTTCGGGATCATGCTGCGCGAGGATGCTGCGGGCCGCGTTGATGCCACGCCACATGGCGGCACGGTTGTCGGTCGCGCGCTGGATCACGGAGGCGTGCGGGTTGTCGGGCAGCGGATATTCTGCGTCAACAGCAGCCGAGAACGCGTCGGCAGCATCCCGGCTGGGTGCTGTTGCGAGCCACGATTCCATCATCTCGGGTTCTTTCGACCAGCGCTGCGGGCCGAGCAGGTTAGAATCCTGGCTGGGTGCTGGGGCGCAGCCTGAACTCTCCGGAATTTCCGGATGGTTGGCGATGCTCGCGCTTGCCGTAGTGGCCGCAGAGGTGCTGAGGATGCCCAACTTGATATGGCCGAGGGTGCGGGATTCTCCCATAGTCAGCCCGCAGGACGAGCACGCTAGCGTAGGGTCGCTATAGTCCGCTCCTGCCTGCTGTGCGGCCGGTGCGGGCGCCGCATCGGGGCGTGGCAGCGGCATCCAGTGCGTTGCTGCGTCGGCCACTTCGGTGCGCATGTCCGGATCAGGCTCCCACAGGTCTTCGGTGTTGATGTGGAAATACTGGTCGCCGTTGAAGTCCACACCTTCCGTGTAGACCAACACGCTGTCGTGGTCTTCTGGTAACGGCAGGCCAGCGGAAAGCGGGCGAAGGGTAGGTGCTTCGGGCGCGGCTTGCTGGGTGAGCGCGGCGCGGGCTTCATCTCGTTCAGCATACAGGCGCTTGATGCGTAAGATGGCGAACTGGAAGACGGTGAAAGGTACTTCGGCTTTCACTTCCAGAACGGCGCGCAGCTCGGACAACTTCCGCCAGTCGTCGCGCTCCATTGGATCGAAACCCTCACGTTCGCTCGCCTGCTCGGTTACGCGCGGCTCTGCGCGGCGGGCGAGTACGCACTTAACGTCGGCCAGCCGAACCAGCGTGCCGTGCGGGCTTGGGTAGGTCTCCAGGCTGTCCAGGTCTACGCCTGCGGTGTGGTTATCCATTGTTCTGTCCTTTCTCGGCGCTGGCTGCATCTGCTGCGGAGCGCTGGCCTTCTTCATATGCCAGCTTCACCAAGGCATGCAGGCGCTCGGGTTCACGGTGCGCGAAAACCATCATCGACTTGCGCACGTCTGTTTCGATGGATGTCCACCATTCCAAGTAGGTGCGCGGTTTAAGCATCGTCGCCACCTTCCTGGGTGTTAGCTGATCCAGTCTGGAGGACGCGCATCGTCTTCCAGCCCTTGATTTCCGCGTCAGCGTATTCGGTGGCTTTGTGCCAGCTTTCCGCGCCTTCCAACTGGCCGACGCTCTGCCCCTCGCGATGTGCGGCACGCAATGCGTCGAACAGGTCGCGGCGGTCTACGATCACTTCGTGTTCCGAGTCGGCCGCCTGATTGCGGATTGCCTCGGCGTTCTGTGCGCCGGCCGATGGTTTGCTCGGAGCGACATATCCGCTGTGCTTGTCCATGTCGTAACAGTCGTCCCACAGTTCCGGCTTGACCTCGCGCTCACCGATTAGCCAGCGCATGAAGTCGGCCTCATATCGCACGCGGTCGGGATACTCGGAACGGGCAAACTGGAAGCCGTCGGTAAAGATGTCGAAGCCTTCGGAGTCCTTGCGGTGCAGGACGGCGGTGAAGTTCGACTTGCCGTTCGATTCCGGCATTGCGCCTTCCCATACCGTCAGCTCGGGCTGGGCGTTCTGTGCGCCTGTATCGGTGGCAGTTGTCGCAGCGAGGGCGCTACTGAACATTCCTTTTGCGTCACGGATGACGGCGTAGCCGTGGAAGCCGGTCGGTTCGTTGTAGTTGACCAAAGCCCCAATATGCTTGAGGTCGCAGTCTTCTGCTAGATCGTGCGCACGAGTTGGGACCGCATCGCAGATCGTCATCGCCAAATCTAAAGCGCTCTGGATGCTTCGGGCAACGTCCTTCGAGATATGCAAGCTTCCTTGCTTTGCTTCCTTGGTAGCGTTCTGTGCGTTGGCCTCGACCAATCGTGCAACGCGACCAACGAGCGAGAACGCCTTGCCTTCGTCATCGGCGCGGGGCGTGCCTTGGTCGTCCAGCCACATATGCATGGCTTCGGCGCACTCGGCTTGGTAGTAGGTTTCGACAACGTCGTAGTACACGGCGCCTTGCGCGTCAATCGCACAGCCTTCCGGCAGGGCGTTCTGTGCGCCGGCAGGAGCTACCGGAGCGCCACGGTGCATCAAGCGCACCACGGCGTCCAGCGTGGCCGACACTGCATCGGCAGCGAAGCAGTGCGCACGGCCCAGGTGTCGCGTGATCTCGTCATAAACAGCCTTGCCGTCGAACAGGATGTCGGGGATCGGCTCGGCCTGCGCCTGTCTTGCCAGGTAGGCGGCAATCGCAGCGCGGGCGTAGTCGTGCATTTCTTCTGCGTTGTAGGTCGTGGCGAGTTTGTTGCTTGGAAGCGGTGGGAGCCCCCCAGTTAATTGGCGAGCGATGTAACGCCCAATCGCAGCGCGCTCAATGGCGCGGGCGAACTGCTGCAGGCCATGCTTTGACGGGAGCCATGGCATCATCGGTGCAAAAATTTGCTCGATCTGCTCATCCGTCAGATCGCCGGTCGGCTGCTCTACTGCGGAGACTGGCGGCAGCGCTTTCGCGATCATCTGCAGCGTGCCCGCCACCACGTACTGCGGCGGCTCAGTGTTCGGGATTGCGGCCAGGGCGCTCGACACGCCCATGTATTCAAGCAGTTCGGCGCCGGCCGTCGCAAACGCGTTGGCGAGCATCGTGCGGGTCGCGGTGAATTCTTGGTTGCTCATGCTGTCTCTCTTTCAGATGAAGCCCATCAGGCGATCGATTACCGCGTCCAAGTCGTCGCGGGTGTAGTTGGTCAGGATGCGTTGCAGGATCACGTTGCAAGCGCTGCTGTACAGGTGGTCAAACTGATCCTGATCCATATTGGCAAAGCTGATCGACTTGGCCGTCAGGCGCGTTTCGCCCTTAAGGTTGACGGCCATTTCGTAGTGGCCGCTCAGGATCGTGATATCGCGCCGGAACTGGTCAAAGTTCTTGCCGACCTTCTGCCCCTTGTACGTGGCCTCTATCGGCTCCCAAGCGTCAAAGGCCAGATTCAGCAGGGCCATGAACTTGCGGTGAAAGCGCGGGTTCCGATGCCGCTTCACGGTTGCGGTCACGCCCGCCCCGATCTTGAGCTTGGCGATATAGTCAGCCGCTTGCGGGTCGACCGGGATGAGCGCGCCGCCCGGAGCTTTGGTCAGGACGAGCTCTTTCATGCTGCCTCCTGCATCGGCTCGCGGCCCACTGCTCTACGCAGCACGGCCTCATACCGACCGACAAGCTTGTCGAACTCGGACAGCTTTTCGACCATGTCGTCGATGAATGCGTCATCGCGGAACACGCGCTTGACGAACAGGTCTTTGCCGACGGCGGCGAGGTCCGGCACATACATGATGAAGTCGCACCACTTCCGGCCAGTGATCCACATGCCGCCTTGCATCTGGTGGTCGTATTCGGACGTGTCGCCGGTCTGCCACATCGCCAGGATCTTGCTGCTGTCGATCGGCGCCTTGACCTCGATAAGGCCGTCTTCGTCGACGAGGCCGTCAGTGCTGTAGCCGAACACGCCATCGTCAGTCAGGCAGATACCGGCCTCAGTGACGAACGAGCCCGTGCGCGCCTCGTAGTGCATGCGTGCTGCAGCTTCCATCTCGTGGCCGCGCTCGAGCACCCAAGCCTTCGGAGGTTCGCCGTGCGGCTGGCCGCTGATACGCTCGATCGCCAGGTCGGCGGCGTAGCGCTTCGCAATGTCTGACGGCTGGCCGACCGTCTCTCCTGCCAACGCGCGGCGCACACTCTCCGCCGTCGGCGCCGCCTTGTAGCCTGCGATATCCAAAGCGGCCTTCTGCGACACGCCGGTTAATAACGCCTTGACGTATTTTTCCTGTTGCTCGGTCAGGCCGCCCACGATACTTATCGCGTCCGCGAAGCACGACGCAGTGACAAGCCCAGCGCGCGCGGCGAACCACTCAGGGGTGCCCTGCGGGCATTCGATGAATTTCACGGCTGTGCTCCCAGGCTACGTTGGAAATCGGCGTCCTCATCGGACAGCGGCGGCGGCATGTCGGCCGGCTCGGACTGCGCGGCCGGCGCCGGGCGGCTGGTCGGCTTGGCCGGTTCCATGTCGATCGTGCGCGCGGCGTCGGCGGCATCACGCAGCGCCTGGCGGTGGCCGGCGATCGCGTCCTTGAGCTTCTTGTGGTCCTGCGGCTGGCGCGCGAGCTTGCCGTTGTTCTCGCGCCAGAACTTGAGCGCGTCCGCATCTGTGCGCGTTGCCAGCGCGTCGGCGATCATCGGCGCGACGTCGATCCAGTCGGCCGGCCGCTCGTTCAGGTCGACCATGCGCTCGCCGTTCTGGCTGAGCTGGTCCATGGCGTTGTCCAGGCGCTCAGTCTTCGGCCAGAGCTTGTACGCGCGGCGGATGACTGTCTTCTTGATCATCTCGCCCTCGTCGGTTTTCCACGGGCCGCCGCCGTTGCGCTTCCACGATTCCGAGCGGTCGCGGATGCTGTAGATGTCGTCGATGTCCATGATCGTGGTCAGGTAATCGCCGTTGTGCAGCTTCACGACCACGTAGGCGCCAACGATCTCGCCGCGGTTCTTCCCGAACGGCTCGAAGTCGTGCACAGGCTGCTTGTCCATGCCCACCTTGCGGAACGCGTCGTTCTCGCGCACCAGCTCGGCCTGGCCCCACAGGATCGATCCCGAGGCGACAGCGATGTCCAGCAGGCCGATATAGCTGATGTCGAGGCAGATCTTGCCGCCACGCGGCACCAGGTAGGCCTGCTTGCGCGCCGGGTTCAGGCTGATGCCGATGGCGGCGATGTTGGTCACGGCCGCGATCAGGGACGGCTTGGCGCCCATTGCGACCTTCATCGTGTAGTCGTTGTTCTGCAGGATCTGGATCGCGAAACCGGATTCGCGCTCGAAACTGATGCTGCGGTCGACGAGGACGCGCGAGAAATCGTCGCGCGCTTCCTGGATTGCGCCGGTGACGATGGCGAGGGCGTTACTCATTGGGCTTCCTTTCGTTTCAGCTGTTTCGCCAGCTGGTGGGTTTCAACGTGATGTTTCTTGCACAGCCAAGTCACGGCGAGCGGCAGCGAGTAATCGGCGTGATGTGCTTCGGCTCTCTGGGCGCCGCAGATGAAACAGGGCTGCGGGATCAGCCTCCCCAACTTGATGGCGTTGCTGACGATGGTGTTCGCCGCGAACTGCTCGGGGTGCGTCCCTCGACGCTTCAAGTACGTACGGCGTAGAACAGCCTTGCCGGCCGCTGTCTTGCTGTACGCAGACTTCCTCGCCGCGGTCGCCTCCGGGTTTGCGTTGCGATATGCGGCGACGTCGGCGCGCGTGCATTCCTTGCACTTCCCCAGGTGGCCGTCAGCCATCCGCTTGTGCCGATAGAACTCGGTCAGCGGCAGCTCGCGGCGGCACTTGAAGCAGGTCTTCATGGCTAGAACCCCAGCAAATAGCTGCTGACGGCGCGGGCGACGGCTTGGCGCGGCTGGAAGCCTGCGCGCAGGTACAGGCGGTACTGGTTGAAGATGTGGCGGATCATGGGGTCCTCGGGTTGGTGGGTTACCAGGTGCTGATTTGCTTGCGGCGCGCCATCAGGCGCACCTCGCGAATTCGTTCGGTGCGCACGAGGCTGACGAGGTCCTCGCGCATCTGGAGCAGTCGGGCGGCTTCGCCGGCGGACGCGGTCAGCGCGCGGTCGGTGAGCCACAGCGCGGCCGGCTTCATGGCCTTGCGCACCAGGCGGCGCGCGATGCGGGCGGCGATCATGCGGCACCAGCCGGGGTTTCGAGATAGGCGCGCAGCTCGGCCAGCTCGGCGTCGGTCTTCGCGACCGATTCGGCATAGTCCTTGGCCTGCTTGCGCATGTAGCCAGAATTTTGTTCGATGGACTGGATGCGGTTCTTCACGACAGCGCGGCGGTACGACTCCGGTACGGCTATGCCCAGCTTGTCGGCGAGTTCCATCCAGTCTTGGCGCTTTTCGTGGTCCGGACGGTCGGCTTTCAGGTACTGGACCACGGCAGCGCGGACGATCTCGACAGCCTGCTCGTAAGAAGTGCACGGCGTGACGGTGCTGGAGCCACCGCTACCGTCCGAATACCTATTGAGGGTCCATTGCAGGCCGCCATTCGTCAGGGCGCCACCCAGGGTGAGCAAGCGCAGTTCCTTGCGCCAGTTGCTGTTTTCGTTCGAGACGGCATCGGTGACGGCGATGATGGTCGGCGGCGCGGAGTATTCGCGCTGGACGTAGTGCGTGATCTTCCCGTCGATGAACGCTTCCAGGTTGTCCAGCACAGCAAAGCGCTTCAGCTTCTCGGCGCGCTCGCGCTGACGCTGCCAGTCCTCGTTTTCCAGCTTGGTGCGCTCGGCCTTCGCGGCCGCGATCTGCTCGTGCAGGGTCTTCAGTTCCTCGCTGAATTTCGCGACCGGCTCCTGGGCGAAAACGTGGCGCCACACGGCCGGATCGCAAACGTGGTCGTAGGACTCGCCGTATTCATCGTCGTAGCCCTCGACGATGGGGCGAACGATGTGGCCGTCGCCCGACGCGGTCACGTACTCGGCGCGCTCGCCGTGCTCGCTGTAGACCGTCTGGCCGGCCTCGAATTTCTTGCTCATCCTGCTGCTCCTCGTTCTGGCCGGCGCCGCCGGCGGTTGGTTTATTGGTGTGCTGCCAGTTCGCCGGCTTCGATCGCCTGCAGCTCATGTGTGATCGCGTCGATTGCCAGCTGCACGCCGTCGTTCATGCCCTGCACGTAGAGATCGTGTTGCTGACGGATGCTGGCCGGCACAGGAGAATGCTTGGCTTCCTGCGCAGCTTCGAGGGACCATTTGAGCGCTTCGAGGCGCCCGGTTAATGTCATGGTTCTCACATCAGCACCCCGAATTGACGATCCCATGCGCGACGCTCGATGCGAGCCCACTGCTCCTGTTCCTTGCGCACTTGCTCCATGCGCTCGACCTGCTTGATGGCCTGCACTTCGGCGTCGTTCTCGATCACCTTGTCGCGGACCTGGGCGAACGTCAGTTCACCGGTCACGAGCTTGTTCACGTCGTCAGCTGCAAACGCGAGGAAGTCCATCACGCAGTCGCCGACTTCGCGGATCGTGGTCATGTCGCCGCGTGCGATCAGGGCTTTCGTGTGGTCAGCGTTCTTGGCCGTCAGCTCGGCGATCTTCGCTTCGCGGGCTTCTTCGGGTGACATGCGGGAGTTCATACGGCCTCCGCGGCAGAAACGGCCACAGTGATCGAGCGACGCGCAGATTGCCAATCACCGCTATCGCCGTCTTCCAGGGCATCCTTGAGCACGTCGACCAGCAACTCACGCTCACCCAGCACTGCTAGCAGCTCCGTTGCCCACAGCGGATAGACCGGCTCGCCGCCTGCCTTGAGGTCGGCGTCGTACTGGGCCAGCGCCTGGCGCGCCAGATCAGACAACAGTTCCGTTCGCTTGCTCATGCTCATCTCCATCTGCCCTAGGGCTCATTGCGATGGAGTCATTATTAGGCATACCTTAAATCGTGTCAACAAATATTTTCGGCATGCCTAACTCGTAGGGCGCAAAAAAGCCCGCTCTCGGCGGGCTATCTTTTACCTGTACAGCTGGGAGTTCCGAACCTCGGTCAACTCCTGCTTCACGTCCCATAACTCCTGTTGTAGATGGTCGGCAAGATTAGAGACGCGTTTTAATTCTTGGTCTGCGACAAAAAACGACGTCTTGAGTGACCGAAATTCGTCGTAGACCTGCATCAAAAAAAATATGCCGCACACGCCCGTGAATGTCTGCCACCATGGGGCTCCGTTAAGTAGATATAGGCCCGTTGCAATGGCTGCCGCAGTCAAGAGTGGGGAAATCAACCCTTTCATGCCGTTATTCCTCTGTAACGTAGATGGCGAGGCCGCTGCCGGACTTGTGAAATACCCCGGCACTTACACCAAACGCAGTGCTGCCGTTAAGACTTGCGGTGCCGACGCTGCCGGCGCTTTGGCTACCCAGTCCACTCAAAAGAATTCCATTGGCGCCAATCTTGGCAGCCTCCTCTTTGAGACGCTGAATTACCACATCTGTCTTGCCCTGATCGGATACGGCCCAGGATGCTTTGCTGCTGGATTCCAGCAACGCGACCTGTTCGTACTTCTGGGGCGGGTTCAAGTAGAGCTTCACTTGCGTAGGCGATATTGCTGGACGCACTTGCCCTACAACGACCGCCGACGAAGCACATCCGGTTAGCACCGCTACGCACAACGAGACCGCAAGAATTCCCTGAACTTTCATCCATACCCTTTCTAGACCACGCGCCGTCGCGGCTGCTTGATTGTTAAAATTGTCTTCGTCTTAGGACACCAATGTTCCCTAGCGAAAAGTACTGTATGGGTGTACAGTAGTTTAGCGTTCTGAACTTGGAGGAAAAGATGCCCCGACGCGATGATTTGACGATGATGTTTGACGCAATTGACGATGACAGCCGCCGCTATGTTCTTGCTGTGCTTCGCGGCGAATACGAGCGCGCCATGCGATCACCGCGCCCTCGCCTTCGTCTGGTCGACTGCCGTCAAACGTTGGCGGATCTCACGAAACACCAGGTCAATCCTCTCGCGGTCCGCGGAGCTGGCTAGTCGATATGTCTCGACCATGTCAGAGACTGCCTTAAGCATTTCTTCTGCCGCTCTCGTCTCCGTCTGCTCGTCCGCAGGATGTTCTAGGGGCCCTTCAGGAGCAAGATTTCGGGGCGACTTACTCGATGTTCCGTGCAGCAGCCAATGAGGATCAACGCCCAGCACTTCGCTTGCGCGAGTTAGCTTGGGTCCTGAAATCTCCTTGATGCCTCCAGAGTCGACGCTCTTCTCCCAGTCGGTCGCGGTCGCGTTCGACACCCCAACGGCGGCAGCAAAGGCTGTTTTTGACAAACCTTTGTCCTCTCGCGCCGCGCGTAACCTTTGTTTCCATTCTTCCATTAGGCAATCCTAAACAATTTTCATTTAGGTCAGCCTGAAAGTGCTTGACACATTTTCAGGTATGCCTAAAAATGGAGGCATGACTACCTCTCTCACCGATAGCCAAATCATCGATGCCCTCGGCGGAACGAGCGAAACCGCACGGCTTTGCGAGGTGCAGCCCGCATCGGTGTCCGAATGGCGTAAGACTGGCATCCCCAAGGCTCGGCTGATGTTCATCCGACTTGCTCGGCCCGAGCTCTTCAGTACGCCAACGCCGCGACGTCGAAAGACGGACAAGAACGCACCAAAGTTTCAGCCGCAGTAACCCCTGCGGCTTTTCTGTGGCCGAAACATTGCCAACAGGAAGAAGCCCTTTAGCAATAGCATCACCCGCCGGCCGCAAGGCTGACCAACGAAACCCGCAACACAAGGAGAAGCACCATGTTTTACAACCCGGAAGCACGAGACGACACGATCGAGATTTGCGTGAACAGCGCGGAGAAGAGCGCCGCAAAAGCGCTGTGCAAGTCACTCGGGATCGGCGTATCGACGTGGTATCGCAACCTTGGCAATGCCGAACTGCAACGTCATGGTACGCCGCCCGGCAAGTCGAAAGAATCCGGAGGTTGTCGGGGTATCGGTCGCCCGGCGAGTCGTGCAGCTGGGGCGAAGGGATCGATGCGGAGGCACCTTTAATGGCTTCCGGTTGCGCCACGAAGCGCCAAAAAAACAGCCCGGGGGAGAGCCGGGCCGAGAAAGGATAGAAATCGATGAGTAATTTACCACTAAAAGACGCTGCTGCGACCAAGGTTATCGCAAAAGCGTGCAACTGGGCCGACAGGCGGCGCGATTACCACGATGCGCAGCCGAACCAAAAGCGCACTGCCGAGGGCCGCTACAAGGTGAGCCGCATCGAGCTTGCCGAAGCCGTCGAGCACTACCGCAAGGCCGGCGAGAAGGGGCGCTGACATGGACCAATCCATCAAGGCAGTCACGCCCGAGGAAATTCGTCAGCGCGGCGCAGATGCATTTGACCGCGGCCTCGGTATCGACGATCACAACATGAATCCGTGGGTCAATGCCGTCGCTGACTGGCGCAAGGGCTGGATGGAGCGTCGCGCAGCTGTGCACGCAGCCGCCCTGGTCAAGTTCGCCATGGGTCGGGGGACGCCGCCATGACCAAGCCTAAGCCAAAATCAGAGCGCATGGCAGCGCTCGAACAACTGTCGGCGGCCATCCAAAAGCGCCTGCTCAACGCTGGCCCTGACGGACTTACCGTCCCCGAGGTTGCCGAAGGTCTCGGCTTCTCCTTTGGTGCCATCCGCGTGCGCCTGGACGCACTGCTAGAGGCAGGCCGCGTTTATCGCGAGCGCCACACCCAACTGAGCCGCTCGGCGATCTACTACACCTGGCACTCAATCGACGTGCCAGCGCAAATTGTCGCCCCTGATGCGCCGCGCCGCATCATGTCCCGTACTTATCCGATAGTCGGCCGCCGCGACGAGCTTGTGGCAGCGCTGTTCGGCCACGCTGGGAGCGCCGCATGATCGCCTACGAAGCCATCGGCCCCAATGCCAACGGCGACTTCATCATCGCCTATCCAACGCCCGGCGCGCCACAGATCCTGACCGCGGCCGGCGTCGCCTCTTCCGAACAGGCTGCCAAAGCAGAATGCGCGCGTCTGAACGAAGCGCAGGTTGTCCAGCGCCGCAACGCCATGGTCCGCAAGGCCAACATGATCATTCGTGATCGGGAGAACTGACGTGGCGAACGGTATCGACTGGTTCCGCTGGCACCACGGCAGCGTGAATGACCCAAAGTTCGGCCTCGTGGCGAAGAAGGCAAAGGCCCGCGTTGGCGATGTGATCGCAGTATGGGCACTCGTGCTTGAACAGGCCAGCGCGAACGTTGACCGCGGCGCGTACACCGACATCGACTGCGAGGCTACCGACTTCCTTCTGGGAGCCGATGACGGCACCACGGCACGCATTCTGGAAGCGATGCAAGGACGCTCCCTCATAACCAATGGTCGCGTCACCAAATGGGACGAACGCCAGCCGAAGCGCGAACGCGTCGACAACACGGCTGCAGAGCGCAAACGTGCACAGCGCGAACGCGAACGTGACCAAGAACGTGCCACTGACAACGATGGCTCAGATGTAGATGTCACGCCATGTCACACCACGTCACACCAAGTCACGCCTAGAGAAGAGAAGAGTAGAGAAGAACTTAACCCCCCCCAGACCCCCCAAGGGGGGCAACCCGTCGAGCAAGACGAAAGTCCGAAACGCAAAGCTGCCGTCAGCCTGCAGACCTTCCTCGCCGAGTGCAAGAAGGCCGGCCAGACGCCAATCCCCGACGGCGATCCGGTGTTCGCCTACGCCGACAAGGTCGGATTGCCGCACGAGTTCCTGGCCCTGCAGTGGCGCGAATTCAAGGACCGTTACTCTGCGCCGGACTCCAAGCGCTACAAGGCCTGGCGCACCGTGTTCCTGAAGTCGGTCAAGTGCAACTGGCTCAAGCTCTGGTGGCTCAACGGTGACGGCCAGTACGTCCTGACGACTGCCGGCCAGCAAGCGCAGCGTGCGCATCGGGAGGCAGCATGAGCGACCAGTTCAACATCGAAGCCGAGCAGGCTGTTCTCGGCGCGATCCTGCGCGACAACGACGCCTTCGATCGCATCCCCGAATTGGCCGCCGAGCACTTCTACCGCGGCGACCATCGGACGATCTTCGGCGAGATCCGCGCCCAGCTGGCCGCCGGCAAACGAGTCGACGCGATCACGCTCGCCGAGCGCTTGGATGCCGAACTGTTCCCGTACCTGGGCCAACTGCACGCCTCTGCGCCGAGCAGTGCGAAGATCGCCTACCACGCAGGGATCGTCATCGAGAAGGCCGCCAAGCGCGCCCTGTCGGCCCTGTCGATCGATCTCGCAGCTGATGCGGAATCGGGCAAGGACAGCGCCGAGTGCATCGCGGAAGCCGCGGCCAAACTCGACGCCCTCGCCCAGCGCAAGACCGCCAAGGATCCGCGCCGCCTCGATGCCACGCTCGACGAGTACATCACGCTTCTGCAGCAACGCCTGGACGGCAAAGTGCGTCCGATCCCGACCGGGTTCAAGCACCTCGACGAGATGCTCGACGGCGGACTGGAGCGCGGCACGCTGACGGTCATCGCTGGCCGGCCGGGTACGGGCAAAACCGCCGCCGGCTTGGGTATCTGCCGCAACGCCGCGCGCGACTACTCGGCCTTGTTCCTGTCGATGGAGATGTCGACGAACCAAGTCAACGATCGCAACATCTCGGCGCTCGCCCAGGTCGACATGTCGTGGCTGCGTAAGCCCGGCGAAAGCCGAGACGATACCGAGCGCTGGGAGGCCATCACCGCGGCCACGATCAACTCGCGCAAGCTGAATCTGTTCATCGATGACCAGACCGGCCTGTCGATTCCGGAGATCCGTGCCAAGGCCCGCAAGATCAAACGCCAGCACGGCTGCGACATCATCTGCATCGACCAACTGTCGTTCATCACTGGCGCCAAGTCGGACAAGCTGCACGAGGCGATGGGCGAATACACCCGCGGACTGATCGCCCTGGGCAAGGAACTGGACGCCGCGATCATCCTGCTAGCCCAGCTTAACCGGGAGTGCGAGAAGCGTGGCGACAAGCGCCCGATCATGTCCGACCTCGGCGTGTCCGGATACATCGAGCAGGACGCCGCCAACATCATCTTTCTGTACCGGGACGTGCTGTGGAACCCGGAGACCGAGGACAAGGACATCTGCGAGTGGATCAGCGCGAAGCAGCGGCAAGGCCAGCCCGGCGTCGTCGGCCTGCGCTACGTCGGCACGCAGACGCGATTCGAGGACTTGCCGTATCGCTGGCACCGCCGGCCGCAGCAACCTGGCCCGCGCTTGGCATCGAGCCGCGGAGGCTTCAATTGACGCATCGACAACCTGAACCCTGCTCCGCGTGCGCACGCTTCCGCCCCGGCGAGACCGACGGCACGTGCACCGGCTACGACAAGCTCCGGCGCCACGACGACACCAACGAGGCGTGCGTGCTGTTCCTGGCGAAGAAGGCTGGCGCAGCACAGGCAAGCAGATCCGCTGAAACCCGCATGGATGCTGCGTCCAACCGTGGCGCAGGCCAGCGGCCACGCAGGGCCAACGAGACCATTTCGCGCGCGAGCGCAGAGGAATAATGCATGAGTTACGAAAAAGTCATCATCGGCAGCACAACACTGTATCGCGGCGACTGCATGGAAGTGCTGCCGCTCATCGAGGGCGCTTGTGCGATCGTCAGCGATCCGCCCTATGGACTGGGCGACAAGATGACGGGCGGCACGAAGCGATTCCAGACCGGAGAAGGGGGCATGAAAACGCTCGGCGAATGGGATGCCGCGCCTGTGCCCGGACTGCTCGAAGCGCTCGATCGTATTGCGCCCGTGAAGATGCTCTGGGGCGGCAACTACTACCCGGTACCCGCCTCGCGCGGCTGGTTGATCTGGGTGAAGACGAATGGTGTTGCAACGATGGCCAGCGTGGAACTGTGCTGGACCAACATCGACATGAACTCGAAACACTTCATGCACCCCGTGAACGGCTGGCAGCGCGATCACCCGACACAGAAGCCGCTCGACCTGATGCGTTGGTGCCTGTCGTTTGTGCCGAACGCAAAGTGCATCTGTGATCCGTTTATGGGCAGCGGCACCACCGGCGTGGCCGCCGCCATGGACGGAAAGGAGTTCATCGGCATAGAGCGCGAGCAGAAGTATTTCGACGCCGCTTGCAGGCGAATCGAACAGGCGTATGCACAGGGGCGACTTTTCGAGGCGGTACCGACGATGCCCGAGCAAGCCGGGCTATTCGCAGCTTAACCACCACCCCGCCCGTCCGCCGGGCGGCAACAAAAACGATAGGGAGAACCTGAACGATGAAATATCGAAAGAAGCCAGTCGTCATCGAGGCATTCCAGTTCCAGCGCCGGAACAACGGCCCAGTTCCGTATCCTGACTGGTTTGAAGATGCGGTTACGCGCAACGACGTCGTTACGTTCAACACGGGGAAATGGCACGACCCTTCCATGCTCGCTACCTGCACGATCCGGACGTTGGAAGGGGTCAGGCATGCGTCGGAGGGCGACTGGATCATCCGCGGAGTGAAGGGTGAGCTGTACCCGTGCCGCGCCGATATCTTCGAGGCGACTTACGAGGTCGCGGAATGACCCTAGCCCGCTCCACCGCCCTGCGCACTACCTTGCGAGAGAGGAAGTGCACCGTCTGCAAGGACAAGTTCAAGCAGCAGCGCGCGATGCAGTCCGTATGCGGCCCCGCCTGCGCGGTCGTCAAGGGCCGCCAGGACACGGCCAAGCAGGACCGCAAAGAGACGCGCGAGCGCAAGGCCAAGATCAAAACGCGATCGCAGCACATCGCTGAGACGCAGGCCGCATTCAACGCGCTCGTGCGCTTCCGCGACCGCAACGAAACCTGCATCAGCTGCTCGACCGTGCTCGCGACGCTGGCGGACCAGCCCGGCGGCGGCTACGACTGCGGACACTACCGGTCACGCGGCTCGGCGCCGCACCTGCGCTTCGACTTCCGCAACGCTCACGGGCAATGCAAGAAGTGCAACCGCTACCGCGCCGGCAACGCAGCCGACTACCGGATCGGCCTGATCGCGCGCATCGGCCTCGCAGCCGTCGAGGAACTCGAATGCGATCAGACCGGCGGCGACTGGACCATTGCTGGCCTGCTCGCCATGAAGGCAGATTTCAAAGCGCAGCTGCGCGCACTGAAGGAGAGAGCATGATCGAAGCCGCCTTCCCTGACTTCCTGCTGATAGTCATGGGCTTCCTGGCTGGCTTCGGTTGCGCAATCTGGCTGGCCATCGAGCTCGACCATGGGGCAAAAGACATCGCTTCACAAGCCGGCGAAGAACTCGATAGCCCGATTGAGCCATGTTGATGACGTACGGTAATATCTGAGCATGCAACAAAACGCCGAGAGGCGCCGGAGAAGGAAATGGGAACAGCAGAGAACAGCGAAAAAGCAGTAAAAGCGAAACCTCGCGGCAGGGCATTCGCAAAAGGTCAATCTGGCAACCCAGGCGGCCGCCCTGCGCGCACTCAGGAAGAACTTGACCTTATCCAGGCATGCAAGGCCAAGACTCCTCGGGCACTTGAGGTGCTGGACAAGATTATGGAGAACGGCGAGAAGGATCGCGACCGCTTGACCGCCGCATTGGCGATCATTGAGCGTGGATACGGCAAGCCTGTCCAGCCCACCGACAACGAGCATAGCGGCACGGTGAAATTCGGATGGCTGGAGTAATCCGCATCCAGTACAAGCCGCGCGGCGCGTTCCTCGACCTCCATCGACGGAAGCAGCGCTGGGCCGTGGTCGTCGCCCACAGGCGCGCCGGCAAGACCGTAGCCTGCATCAACGACCTGATCCGCGCCGCGCTGACGTTCCCGCGCAGCGACGGACGCTTTGCCTACGTCGCGCCGTTCTATTCGCAGGCTAAGGCCGTGGCATGGGACTACCTCAAGCAGTTCAGCAGCGCGATTCCAGGCATTGAGATCAACGAAAGCGAGTTGCGCATCGATTATCCGAACGGCAGCCGGATCCGCCTGTTCGGCGCGGACAACGCCAACGCCCTGCGCGGCCTGTTCTTCGATGGCATCGTGGCCGACGAATACGGTGACTGGAAGCCGAGCGTGTGGAGCTATGTGATCCGCCCTGCTCTGGCTGACCGCGGCGGCTGGGCGATCATCATCGGCACACCAAAGGGGCGCAACCAGTTTTGGGAGGTCTACGAGCACGCCAAGACCGCCGACAACTGGCTGTGCCTGACGATCCGCGCGAGTGAATCCGGCCTGCTGCCGGCGTCCGAGCTGGCCGAGCTCCAGAACGAGCTCACGGAGGATGCTTGGCGACAGGAGATGGAATGCGACTTCGACGCCGCGCTGCCTGGCGCGATCTATGGCAAGGAGCTTTGGCTGGCCGAGCAGCAGGGCCGCATCAAGCCCGGGCTGTACGATCCTGACTTGCCAGTGCATGCCGTCATGGACTTGGGCTTTAGCGATGATACGGCCATCTTCTGGTTCCAGGTCGGCAAAGAGCTTCGCATCATTGACTGCTATGCAACAAACGGCATGCCGATCTCGCACTATAACGAAGTGCTGCGCGCGAAGCCGTACCGCTACGGGCCCTGGCTGTGGCTGCCTCACGACGCCCGCGCCAAGAGTCTGCAGACCGGCCGCAGTATCGAGCAGCAATTTACTTCGCTTGGGTGGAAGCCACGCATCGTGCCTGAGCTTGGCCTGATCGACGGCATCCAGGCGGCGAGGCTGACGCTTGCTGAAATTTTCATCGATTCTTCATGCTCAGAAGCCTTAGATGCTCTCAAACAATACCAAAGAGAGTATGATGAGGATAAGAAATGTTTCCGTGACAAACCTCGCCACGACTGGACCAGTCACTACGCAGACGCGTTCCGCTATGCGTGCTTGGTGTGGCGAGAGGAATACAAGCCGAAGGAGGAAGCTGCTCCTCGCTGGCCGCAGCAACGTACGTTGAACGAAATTATCGCGCGGCAGGCACGCCTGCGCGAACAGGACTAAACGCCGTGAGGCGCAGGAGAGCCAAATGACCCAAGGTGTCGCACCTAACGACGTCTTCCATAACGGTTTCTGGTACAACCGTTCGGGCGTGTTGAACTACGATTCGACCGTCCCGCTAAACATCACCATTGCCGGCACGCCGGCTACGCTGACCAATCCGATCATCCAGACCACCAACTCGGTCGACAACTACACGCAGGTAGCGACGCAGAACAAGTCTGCGACGGCGAACTCCAGCGCGGACCACATCTGCTACCCAGACAACGTCAATTCGTCCGACGTCACCGGCTTCGTGGACATGGGCGTTACGTCAAGCGCGTACGCACAAGCCGCCTACGCATGCACCGGCCCCAACGACGCCTACCTGTTCGCCTCCGCGCCTACCGGCTCGGGCAAGAACGGCAATCTCGTGATCTGGACTGACAGTTCCGGCAACCTTAACGAGATCCTGTTCGGTACGAATGGCTTTGGTTCTGCGTTGAACGAGCGCTTCCGTATCAAGAAGGCCGGCCAAGTCCGCTTTTTCCCGCTCGCTTCCGCGCCGTCCGGCGCACAGGAGGGCGACGTGTACTACGACAGCGTAGCGAAAAAGCTGAAGTTGTTCACCGGAAGTGTGTGGGAAACGATCACCTCCGCATAACCTAGCAGTCCCATTCTTAACGCCGTGACGGCGCTGGAAATATGAACGACTCAAACGCGAATAGCCTTGAGCGACCGCAAGACCTCGGGCAATCTCCCGAAGCCGTAGCGCGCCGCTGGAAGCTGGAACTGAAGCTGGCCGACAAGCGCGAGAAGGAATGGCGCAAGAAGGCGAGCGACATCTACAAGCTCTATACGCCCGACACACCGGTTGCGAACTCCTTCAATATCCTGTGGACGAACACCGAGACGCTGCGCCAAGCGGTGTACAACTCGTTGCCGCAGCCAGATGTGCGCCGCCGCTATCAGGATGCCGATCCGCTGGGTCAGAAGGTCGGCGAAGTGCTTACCCGCGCACTGGAGTTTTCCCAGGACACCTACGACTTCGACGGCTTGCTGCAGGACGACGTGCTTGCAATGCTCCTGGCGGGCCGCGCCGTCTCGCGCGTGCGCTACGTGCCAGACATCCGCAGCACGCCGGCCGAATCACAAGGCACAGATGCCGAAGTTGACGCCTACGAGGAAATCGCGTGGGAACAAGTCATCTGCGAGCGCGTCCAGTACGACGATTTCCGCATCCTCTGCGCAGCAAAGTGCTGGGACGACGTGACTGCGATCGGGTTCCGTCATCGCCTCACCCGGTCCGACTGCATCGCCAAGTTCGGCGACGAGATAGGCAACGCAATCAGGCTCGATGCCGCGGCCGACGAGGATATCAAGAACGCCAGCGAAGCCGATGCTGACCTGTTCAAGACGGCCGAGATTTGGGAAATCTGGGACAAGGCAGAGAAAAAGGTTGTCTGGATCAGCACGACGTACGCTGTCCCATGCAAGGAGCAGGATGACCCGCTAGGTCTCTCCGGCTTCTTCCCTGGGCCGCGGCCGCTGTACGCCATCCAGAACGACCAGACGCTGGTTCCGGCATGCCTGTACACGCAATACGAGCAGCAGGCCAAGGAACTGAACAAGATCAGCGTGCGCATCAACAAGCTCGTCGATGCACTGCGTCTGCGTGGGGTCTACGATGCCACTCTGTCCGAACTTTCGCAGCTGATGAAGTCGGGCGACAACGAACTGACGCCAAGCCAGAACGTCACGGCCCTGATCGAGCGAGGTGGCTTGGAAAAGGCGATCTGGATGATGCCGATTGAGATCGCCGCGGCCGTGCTCAAGGAGCTGTACGTTCAGCGCGACGCCACGAAGCAGATCATCTACGAGATCACCGGCATTAGCGACATCATGCGCAGTGCCAGCGACCCGAATGAAACGTTCGGCGCGCAGAAGATCAAGACGCAGTGGGGAACGCAGCGCTTGCAACGCCTTCAGAAAGAGACGCAACGTTACATCCGCGATCTGATCCGCCTGAAGGCCGAAGTGATCAGCGAGAAGTTCCAGCTGGAGACGCTCGAGCAAATGACGCTGGTTCAACTGCCGCATCAGGCCCAAGTCGACCAGCAAAAGCAAATGGCTGCCATGCAGTACCAGCAGGCCGCGCAACAAGCCATCCAAGCAGGCCAGCAACCGCCTCCGCCGCCCCAACAGGAGCCGGACCCCGTCACCTGGGAAGCTGTCGCGCAAGCGATGCGTGGTGACGCTACGCGCACATACCGCGTCGATATCGAGACGGACAGCACGTTGTCTGCCACGCAGGACAGCGACATGCAGGGGCTCAAGGAAGTGCTGACCGGGCTCTCACAGATCATGCAGGGCTTCGGCCCAGCCGTGCAGCAAGGCGCGATGTCGGTCGACGTGCTCAAGGAACTGATGCTGGTCGTAACGCGACGCGCCAAGATGGGCACCGCCATCGAGGATGTCATCGGCAAGATTCAGCAGCCGCCCCCGCCGCCAGATCCGAATGCCGGGCAGGCGCAGATCGAGCAGCAAAAGCTGCAGATGACGGCGCAGATCGAGCAAATGAAGGCACAACTGGCCGACCAGCAGAACCAGCGTCAGTTGGCATTCGATCAGCAGCGCGCGCAGATGGAAGCGCAAATCTCGATGCAGGCTGAGGCGCACAAGCAGCAAATGCAGGCCGCGCAAGTGGAGCAGCAAAACCAGATCGAGGCACAGCGCGCGCATCTGCAAATGCAGAACGAAGCGGCGCTTGAGCAGATGCGTATCGCGTCCGACGAGCGTATGAAGCAGGCCGAGCAGCAGTTGGCGCTCATCCTGGCGCACATCAACAACTCGGCGAAGGTCGAAGTCGCCGAGATCGCGGCCGGGACCACGCTGCAAGCAGCGCAGATCAGCGCGGCCAAACAATCGGAGGGCGAATAATGCCGGTCTATGAAGCCGTTTGTCTGAAATGCGGCAAGTATCACGAATACATTCGCCCTGTCAGCGCGTGCATGAACACGCCCGAATGCTGCGGCGCGGCCACGAGCAAGCGCATCCTCTCTGCGCCGATGGCGCGCCCTGACATCGCCCCCTGGGACGCCTACGAATCCCCTGCCACTGGCAAGCTGATCACCAGCTACGCCGAGCGCCGCGAGGACATGAAGCGCGCCGGCTGCCGAGACTGGGAGGGCCAGGACGTCGAGCGCCGAGAGGCGGCCAAGCGCAAAGCCGAGGACGAAGCCAAGGCCGAAGCAGCACTTGACGCAACTGTCCGAACCGCATGGGCGAACCTCTCGCCCAGCAAAAAAGCCGCCGCCCTGGCTGGCATCTAGGAGAAATCATGGCATTCACTGAAGCGCAACTCGTGGCCCAGCTCGACTCCGCGTCGACCGGCCGCACCATCACCATCCAAGAACTCATCCCCGGCACCACCGTCACCGACGTCTATGCGATTGGCGTCACGGCGCCGTATGCCGGCCGCAGCCGGTGGGTTCAGGTCGCATCAAGCAATACCGCCGCTCAGGCAGCGACGGCAATCCAAACCGCCCTCTCATAGGAGCCAATCATGGCCGCAACCGGAGAAATAAAGCAGTTCTCCATCGCGATCGCCGTCGCGAACAAACATCCGTCGTCCGAAGACTGGGCCGCAACCGTCGTGAGCGCGTTCGATGCGCAGCAGGCCCCGGCGCCTACCGTTACGACCGATCCGGTCGCAGTTGCGGATATGCCGGCGACCGAAAAAATAGCGCAATAAAATGCCAAAAATCATGAATGCTTTGACGAAATTCTTGCGAATAGGAATATAATCGAGCATGTAGGACTAAACGCCGTGACGGCGCTAGTGACCGAGTTACGGTCAACGACAGGAGTAGTAAATGGCACTCGAAGACCAAGGGGCTACCCCCGACGTTGAGCTTCAAAATGAAGACGCGCCGAAATCCATGGATGACACCATCCGGGAGACTCTGCGCAGCCTGCAGTCCCCCGATGAAAGCACCGCGGCCGCGCCTGAAAATGGCGTGGCCGCTGGTGCCGTTGAGGAGCCGGAAGCCGCAGCAGCGCGCATCCGTGACGCATCCGGCAAGTTCGCTCCGAAACCGGCCGTAGAGGCCGACTCCGCAGCGCAGAACGCCGCTACCGAGCCCGCTGATCCCGCCGCCCAGGCGGATGCGATTAGTCCGCCGCCGAATACGTGGAAGAAGGAAGTGGCCGCCAAGTGGGCCGCCCTGCCTCCCGAAGTTCGCGCGGAAGTCGAGCGCCGCGAGCAGGACATGCACCGCGGTATCGAGCAATACAAGGCCCAAGCCGCGTTCGCTCAGACGATCGAGCGCGCCATGGCGCCGTATCAGCAGACGCTGCAACAACTCGGCGTTTCGCCTGACCGCGCCATTGGAGAACTGATGGCCGCAGACCACAAGCTGCGCCACGGGTCGCCCGAAGAAAAGACCGCGTATTTCGCGCAGCTCGCGCACAACTACGGTATCGACCTGGCCGGTGCAGCACAGCACATGGCGAACGTCGACCCGAACGTGTTCGCGCTGCAGAACCGCGCGCAACAGCTGCAAGCGCAGCTCCAGCAATACCAACAGACGGCCCAGCAGCAAGCGGAAGCTCAGCTCAACAGCGAGATAGCCGCCTTCGCTGCTGACCCGTCGCATAGTCATTTCGAGGCCGTCCGAGGCCACATGTCCGCGCTACTGCAAGCCGGGCAGGCCAAGGACCTTGCGGATGCCTATGAGCAAGCCGTCTACGCCAATCCGA